GCACAAAAGCTTCAGCAATATTTTGAATATCATAGGTGTTGTACTTACTTTTAGCACCGGGGAATGTAATACCGTCTAAATCTAAGACTAATAGTTGTGTACTTGCAGCACGATCCGTCATTAGTGCACGCGATTCGTTCTTTAACTTTTTCTTCAGATCACCTTTGTGTAATGCATGACCTAAAGCTGCATGCGTTTGTAATAACTCATAGAACTTATCAAAGCCTTCTTGGTTGGGTTCTATGTTGTAATGCTCAGAGGTAAAGTTTTTTACCAATGGGTAGGGTTTTGTTTCGTCAGTTGTTATTTCTTTGACAAGCTTGTGTTTAGCTTTGAGAAAGATTATCTCCATGATTTTTACTCCTGTTTATCAAAAATTTCTTTTCTGTCTATCTTAACATATGGATTTGCATCGAATGCAAGTTTTACTTGTTTAGGCCCTAAATTTGTAACTGTAAACGTACAGATTACTTCTCCCAGCTCCGGGATATGTATAACAATACTTTCTTTTTTACGGCGACTGAGTACTAAATTGCTCACTTTTCAAAGTAATTTCTAAGGTCTTTCCAATACTCTTTTAATTTATCGTCTAATGCTTTATTTTGATAAGGGCATAAAGCTTTGAGTAATACTTTACTAAGGACTACTACTAATATTATTACTAATAATGTTTCCATAATTACCTCACTTGTTATATATCTTGCTGTACGCTCCTTCTGCATCTAGGGGAAGTTCTGTACACCAAGCTGGTGGTTGTTTCATTATAGCCATTATTGTTGCTAATGTCTCATCAGCGTTTTCATCTGAGCCAAGAGCAATGATTTCATCATGTACGGTTAGTACAACAGAGATCCCGGGAATGTTTTGTATAGCAAGCATTTGGTCAGTAATAACTATACGAGCTAATGCTTGTACGATATTCTCTACAAGTCGCGGGCCATGCGTGCGTGTAATACCATTACGCCCTGAGTCATACAAAAACTCTCCGCTTCCATATCGTAAGTGGGGGTATTGAAGATACATACCATTAGGCAATTCGAGTGCATTACTAGCTACGGTTAACGGTCCATATGTATAACTTGAGTCAGTCCTGTCTAACATGTAAAACAATAATTGTTTACCTATGCTCCAGAGCTGTGGAATGTTTGGATACATTGCTCTGTACTGTGCAACAATACCCAGGGCGGTGCTTTGTGTTACATCTACGGCAGGTGAACCTTGTGCAAGTATTGCTTGATATTTGTTAGCACCCATACCATAGCCTAATCCGAGTATTGCTGTTTTACCAACATACCTTTCGAGTTTGTCTTCTTTTGTAATGGGTCGGTTATAAATCTGTGACGCGAAGTTACTGTACACATCTTCTCCTGCTGCAAATGAATCAAGTAAATCTTGTTCTTTTGCAAGCCAAGCAAGCATACGTGCTTCTATGTTTGATAAATCTGCAATATACAACATCTCTTCTGGTCCAGCTTGTAATGCATTACGAAGTTTGGAACCGCGAGGTAAGTTTTGTAAATTTATTTTTTCTGTACCACCGAATCTACCAGTGTGTGCTGCATAGTATCGTAATGGCACGGAAAGAGTTCCGTCTGGATTACATCCGTCTAGTAACCTTTGTGCACGTGTTTCTTCAATACGTGACTTTACAGCTTCTCTTGCATCCCAGATGTGTTTGTACTGCGGGTACATAGCACACATTTGAGTATATGCTTTATCTGTCTTACTAAACGCAGGAATCATTAAACCAGTTCGCTGTGATTTTTTAGTTGGTACTGTGATGTTAAGTGACTCTAAATGTTCAGCAAATTGTTTCTGTGAAGCTAATTGTGCACGGGTAAGCCCGGAGTCCTGTATGAGCTGTGCAGTATTTGTAGCAATGTCGTCCTTGTGAGCTTGCAGCAATGTACGATTAAGAAATATTTTTGGTTCTACATACATACGACAGGTTAGATCTATAAGGTCAAGCTCTGATTGTGGGTAATTAGGCTGCATAACGTTATACAAGGCATAGGTTAAGTCAACGTCTTGTATACAATAGCCAGCTATTTGGTCTTCTACATCAGGTGGTAAGTCAAATATACCTTTAGCATTTATAAGTTCGTCGCCTTTACGCATTGTTTTGTCGTTAGGAAACATACGTTCGCAGGTATTTTTAAGTGATGAACTTTCATTGGGTGCAAGTCCACGGGCCATGGCTGCTGTGTCGTAATAGTATTTAGGATACACCTTGTAATACTGGGTAAGTATGTACGCGTCAAACAGGGTGTTGTGACACACGACTGCAGCTTCAGCCCATTGTATTTGTGCAATAGCGTCAGCACATTCGTCAGCTCCAAACCATTCAGTAGGCTCATCATTTATTTTTATACCAACGCCCCACACTTTAAACAGGGGTGAGTGCACGTACTGCACAGCACTGAGATGTGCCAGGCTGTGTTCTGTATCGTAATAAGTTTCGAAGTCAAGTGTAATTACATTCATGTAGATCTCCTGTTTTTAAACATTAATTTTTGCCAGTGTTCGTAGTCGCCTTTTTTAGCACGCTCCCAACCTATGCGAGAGTTGACCATATTAAAGGCAGTAGCTAGACGTACTTTTTTAAATTGTATATATGGGGCGTGTTCATCTGGGTAAATATACGGACTTTTAGTGTTCCGTTTTACCATTACATATGTTGACATATTAGTCCTCCTAGACTGTTGACATTTATCCTAAATGCTTTATGTTTGGAAATTAGGGTATCACACTTGCAAGTGATACGTAAATATAACTTTTAATATTAAAGGTAATTTTATGGCTACTATAGCAACTTTAAGAAAAAGTGGTAATGTAGAAAGTAATCAAGCTTTCAAAGGTTTCCCAGAAGGGCAAATGTTTGTAAGACAAGCTACGATTTCTACTCCTACGTTAGCACTTAACGATGTGATTCAAGCTCTAGACGTATTTGCTGGAGAAACTTTGCATCACATTATTGTAAAATCAACTGACATTGACACAAATGGTTCGCCGGCTGTTGTATTAGATGTAGGTTATGGTAACAGTACAACTGCTACTGCTGCTACTTCTGATGACATTATTGATGGTTCAACTATTGGTCAAGCTGGTGGAACTGCTGTTGCAGGTGTGTTCTCGTCTGATGACGACGCTGGAACAGCATTTGCAGAAGGTCCATTAGCGTTTACGTCTGATGATACTATTGATATTCATGTACAAGTCGCACCTGCTACAGCTGCTACTGGTACAATTACAGTCACAGGTTATTTTAGCTAGACAATAGCACAAACATAACTTAGACTATTAGGAGTTGATTTTCTCCTAGTATCAATGAAGTGTAAAAAGGGCTTACTTTTGTAGGCCCTTTTTCTTTTTGTACAAACGATCGCCCAGGGTGTATATGTGTGTGTATTCACTGTCCTGCACAATAAGTTCAAAACCATTGAACTCTAATATTTCTACTTGAGTTTCTTTTTCTAAATAGTTTTTTAGTTGGGTTAGACTTGACCATTCTTTGGCTAGCAAAGGGTCTTCATCAACCTGTTTGGGGGTGGGGGGTGTAGCTTCGAGGACATCTCCTATAAATTTCTTAACTATAGAATTAAGGTCGGCACGAGTTATCATGCGTTTTTTGTTATAGAACTTTTGTCCAAGGTTCATTCGTTCGTCGTTCGTTAGTTCAATTGATATATTGGTCTTCATAGTCGATTTTTGATTTTACGCATAGCGTGTTCTAGTTTGGCAAAGAGTTGTTCAGCTTCCGCTAATTTTTCTTTGTCACCAGTATCTAATTTATCGTCAGCCATATCTTGTATGAATGTTTCTACAATTCTTACAGCTTCTGATATAGATGTTATAGTTTCGCTCATATTAACTCTACTTCAATGGCGTACTGCACGCCGGACATGTAGCATGCAGTACCAAATAGGACAATTGCTAGCAATTGTAAGTACAATAGTTTTCTCATATTGCAGTCTCCGGATTCATTAACTTGTGCAAGTCAATGTGTTTTCTTTGCTCAGGTGTAGCATTTCTAGTTACCCAGTCTGGTGGATAATTTATTGCAGACGCATTACTATGATGGTCTTTATACAGTTCTTTCTTTTGTATTGCACGAGTATAAGCTTTGAATACATCTTGCATATAAGGCTTGTCTTGTGTAATAAATTTTTGATAGGACTCTGTAGTATAAAATTGATGCTGATTACTGTTACCAGATTGTTTGTATTGGTCAGGCATACATAAAGGTAAATCTTCCAATACTTCCCAGTTAGTATCTTTCTTAGCTGGAATGTTGAGTGGCAACTCTTGTAGAGCATGTATTACAGTTTCTGTTTTATGCATACCAATACCGCCTTCATCTGTAAATCGCCATCTATATTCTTGGCAAAGTGTTAAGGCGTGCATCCACAACCACCAATAGTTCATTGCATCTTCTCGTACCCAAATACATGAAGGATGGTTTTCATATGCTTTTTTATACAAATGCAACATGTCTGCTTTTTCATCACCATCAAGCACGCGATGTGCAGTTGATAGCATTTGTGCAGATTCCACAATCATTTTTGGTACAAGTTTATCCGGCAGTTGTAGTGCAGCCATTCTTGGATCTTCGTGTACAGCAAATATATTCATATTGATACTCCTAATAGATTAAGTTTAAATACAGATTCTTTTGGTACAGCAAACCATGCCCATGGTTTTACAGTATGTCCGCAAGCTTGGGCATCAATTACAGGCTTTGTAGAATGACTAAGCCAACGTCCTGTACCGTAACCCCAAGGGTTACCGTTGTTTCGTACGTATGTAATGTTTCGTTCAAACACATGACGAGGTCTGTCAGGTATTATCTGTTTCCATGCGTCGTTGTAGTAACGATCAACAATAAGATTACCAGCACGCGGTGAAAAGCCAGTGACTTTACAACGAATGTAACCTTGTTGGTATTCAGCGACTAACCAGTCGCCTTCGTTAAATATTTGTTCTGCTTTTACACCTTCAGGTAATTGTAAATAACTACTCTTAAGAGTGTGGAAAGTATTACCTGTTACTTGGTCTTCAACAGTGTCGGGGCCAAACAAAAAACCGTTTCTTTGATACGGCACGTTGTTTTGGTCACACCATCTTGAAGTTTGGTTGTTATACCGGTGGTAGTTTTTGCTCATGATTTTCTCCTTCATAGTCATAGGTTTGTAGTAGTCTTGCTAAATACCATTGGGCTTTTTGCAAGTCTTCTTTTTGGTTCTTGTATTCATAACGCCATATGTATTTTATGATGTTACCTTTCAAGTAGCCTTGGAATTGTCGAGTGGTCATAGAAGCTTGAATAGCTTGTATGCATTCAACTTCTCCAGTGTTGTAATGTGGGGGTTGATTTACATTATCCATAATTACTCCTTAATTTAGTGTACAACAAGTAGCTTGGTATCTAGACTTAGGACATCGACGTACCTAGAACTTGTCAACTTTTAAAGTCGGTTGTATCAACTGCTTGTTGCACACGTTAATTCTTAGTTCGCAACAGTTAGCGTGGTCTCTGACCCGCTTAAAATCATAAGTATAAACTTAAAGTTTCGTTGAGTATATCAACGCTTATCTTGCATCGATTCTTAGGAATACGTCTACGGTTCCGACGTCACTGCCCGCACTAGGTTCCACAAGTGGTTGTATCAACTAACTGTTACGATATTTCTTTTTCAAGAAATCTCGGTTGGACTCTTCGTACGCTTGAAAAGTAGGATGAACTTCCATGCCATAGGCACGTCGTTCAGAGCAATTCTTCTTATACATACGAAGAGCAAATTCTTTATAATCCGTAATGTTCGCAAAATGCTTCATACATTTCCTCAACTATTGGTATATCTAATTCGAACATTGTATCAATAGTTGCAGGGCTAGGTATAGTATCAGGGCTTTCGTACATGCCAGGTTTTGCTTTACTTTTCAACCAATCTCTAAACACTTCAAAAAAGAAAAGATAAGAAATTTTATCTGTAGTAGCGTCATCTTCAAGCATGAGCACAAGAGCTTTTCTTTTCATTTGTTTTACAGGAAAAGTATCAAAGTACTCATTCAAAGTATCTTCTAACCAAGAACCATGCCATTGTTCCCATTCTTCTGCTTTTTGCTTTAGTTTCATTACTTTCCTCGCTTTTACTTTTTCTCGATGGCTGTTGTTATTGCTCAACATTACAAACCTTGATCTTCCGAGTATTGATTGTGCTTACGCCAATCTGGCTGTTTTGTTTCCCATTTCAACTTTGGCACAGAAAAATTGAATCCAAGTGCTTTTTTGTTTATGGACTCAACCTTTAGTTTTTCATGTACCATAGTTTTACGCATAAGAAATAATACAAGAGAAGCAGTAAGACCGCCAACCATAGCAGCAGTCATACCACTGTAAGTACCATAAAAAGCAA